GTACAAGAAGCCTTGTAACAATTCCACACAAGACTACCCATGTTATTAGTCACAGTGAATGTATTGTACCCATTACAAACAGGACAAGTCATTCTCTTTGTACTACCATTAGGTATATCCATATCACTTATAGTGTTATATATATTACTCATGTATAATCTCTTTCGTTGCGGCAGTTAAGATGCTTTTACCATGCTTATTTCGCTCTGTCAATGCATAATTTGCACTTGTTAAAGTATTTTTCATGTATGGTTTCACTGAACTAGGGTTAGCATGTCCTGTAACCGACATAATTTGTGCCATTCCTACACCTGCTTCTACCATTTCAGTTGTACCAGTCCTTCGTAAGTCAGACAGACGTAACTCCTGCGGCAAATTGACACTATCCATTATCTTACGAGCATGAATAGGCAGTTTGAACTGCGAATAAGGTTTGTATTCACCCGCAATTGGATAAGGACGTGGTGCAACATACTGTTGAAAGCCAAAGTCTTGCTCTTGGTGTGTCAACATGTCGCACAAGTCATCTGAAATAGGCAGATAGACATCAGCACGTCTTTTGCTTTGCTCAATATGTACTGTTTGCTCATCAAAATTGATGCAGTCCCATGTAAGCATACGCATATCACCCACACGCTGACACCATTCATATGCCATGTGTGCAATAAGACCAATGTTACGGGTGCTAAAATCGCCGTAGGCGGCATCTAAGAACTTCATGACATCATCCCTACTCCAGACTATCTTACGAGCCTCTGTGGTGCGTCTACGGATGATTGCGAAGGGGTTTATGACACAATGTTCCATGCGAATACCGTGATTGAACAAGACACGAGTGATTGACATCAGATGATTGGCAGTTGTGATGCCTTTTTCACACCACTGGTTGTATGCATCTTTAGCCATTCGTGTAGTAATCTTGTCCAGAGCATAGCGGCAGAGGGGCTTGCCCTCTACCTCTGTGTCTAGCATTACACGAATTAAATACTCATACTGTTTCTTAGTATCATCTCGTAACGCTCTAAAATCATACGAAGAATAGTAATCATCAATGAGTTCATTTAGTTTCATGCCGACTTTCTCCTATTCACTGTTTTCATTGAATACTACTCCTACTCTTTCTGTATCTGAATATATTTTACCCTCGTATAGTACCACTACTTTTACCCCAAGTTCTTTTTGTCTGGGTGTGGTAGCAGTGCAGTTTATTTTGCGGCTACCATCTTCTCTAATACTTACGTTAGCAGTTTTACTATCGTAAAAGGTAAGTTCATTGGTTTCATTGTTTAGTACAATGAAATCTATAGCACCTGTACAGGCTACGTTCTTAAATACTTCAAAACCTTGACTCAAAAAGTGATGACACAACTCTAGTTCTGTTATGTCACCACGTCTTTTTTGTGAGATTTGTATCATGCCGCAATTAACTCCTTGAACTGCTTGCTTTCAATCCATTGCGACACAGTGTGTTCACGCTGGTACATTGTCTTATTGTGCGTATCAAGCCCTGTGTTACGAACAGTGAAGCCGTTACGTTCATCACCATAGGACGCATAGTTTGTGAAGGCAGAGTACAATGCCCAGACATTCTGTCCACGAACACTAGCCTCTTGGTTGTACAAACTAAACATCTTGTTTGCTTTACTTTCAGACTTGAGCAAGGACTCTAGCATAGCCTTGACATCCCCTACATACAGAGGCTTGTTAGCCCACGCTTGTAGACGCTCTGACTGTGCATAGAATGACTGTGATGATTCTTCAAGGTCACGAATAAACCTGCCCATAGTAAAGTTGGACGTATTTTTACGTCTTACCTTGTCATGCTCACCACGAATCATACCATTGGTGCAGAAGAAATCTATCGCCCCAAAGAATACAGTGTTGCTGGCACTACCATCAATACCATGCAGTGCAATGATACGTTGTGCAATGGTTGTGCTATGTTTATCTGTATAAATCTTAGCCGTGACATTGGGTAGGCACATGTCCATCAAAGCCCATGCACCATTGTGTGCTGTCTTGAACTTGATATTCATATTGTCACACTGCTCCTCACCTAAGTTTTCAGTAGTGCTGTTATGTATATTTGTGAAGAACTCACGATGGTCAGCACACTGAAAGTCTGTGCCTACTACCCCCAGATATTCTCCTGTATCCTTGTTGATTACATACTTCTTGCCTGAGAACTTCGTAGGTTCAAACTCAATACCAAAGTTTAACTTCTCTGGTAACAATTCATCGGCTGTAAGTGTAAATGGTGTTGTGTCTAATGGCATATCTTGTCTCCTTATGTTGGTTTAACGTCAATTGATAGTGTTTTATATCAGCAAGTAATCACAAAGTCAATACTGCTAATACAATAAATATACTGAACCCAATTATAATGTCCATTATAACTGTTCATCATCTGTGTCAGCAAGCACATAATTATTATTCCAGTATTGCTTGCGTCCTTCGTCATCAGTAGGTGCTACAAACTTAAACTCTTTGGACAGCACATGAATCATATCTTCTATGTCACGCAGATGTAATAGGTCAAGTGTGTAACACTCGTTTGCATACTGTAAGATGTCACGAAGTCTGTTGTGTTGATTGAGTAATATTAGTCTTTGGTCATGTGTTAGTTCCATTTTCCATCTCCTTCAATAGTTGTTCAATGTGTTCATTGCAATACATTGATTGCGGTGTGAATATGTCCAGTGTCATGCGGCTGTATGAGTGTACGCAGATAGTCCACTTCATTCAGTAATGCAGACACATGGTTTGCTGTTGCTAGTCTTTCCATTCTGTTTGCCTCAATTTGTTAGGTAAGTGTACATACACGAGGCAAAGATTAAACCCTGCTAGTATAAATGCGATTGCTTCAATCAACTGTTGTTCTGTCATGTTACATACTCCTTTCAAAGTTATATTTACTCTCTGCCAACCATACTGGCATCTCACGTCCCTTACTATACCTAGCAAACTTGAGTTTGTCAACAGCATAAAAGGCACGATATGCCATGATGGGATACTTCTCATCTGTCTTGAGTTCATCATGACCACTAAAGCATTGTGGGTGTGGTGTTAGTCCACCTTCAGGCACATACTTTGCACCATCCTGCAACGCAAGCCAGTGCTTACCTGCACCATGCTCTTTGCCATAGCGGTGTGTGTATTCAGTCAGCATGGCATCATACAACAGCCAAGCAAAACGATAGTTAGCCTGTGTCTCCATAGCCCATATGGTGCATGGATGCTTCTGATGCACAGGCTTATACAAACTCATTTCCTCTGCATACATTGGTGCGTGTTGCCACATGGCGGTGCATAGCATCTGTGCTTCTTCCAATGGCATCTTCACAATGTGTTGGTCACATAGTGACTGTGCGATAGCATCTGGGTGATGGTCAATTATAAATCTGTTCATGCTTTTCTCCTCTGTTTTGTCTTACTAGCCTGTTTCTTTTTTGAAGGCTTCCAGTATGTCACACGGTACATTTTATTTACCATGCAGTCATCTGCAAATAAAGAATGTAGAGAACATCCTGATTTTGATACACTTTTAATCTTCATCCTCATTCTCCTCTACACTCTCTGTAATAAACATACCATACCCATACGCTAGTCTTTCTAATTCTGGCAAGCATAAGTCATACATTTCATCTGTCAAAAAGGTAGCCCACAACTCTGCATGAGTATCACTTTCGGCATAAACTTTAATCATCATCATTCTCCTGTTCTAGTTCTAATGCTACATCCATAGGCAAGTATGCTGTCAATACTTGGTCTGACAGGTGGTCAAGCAAGGCATAGATAGCATCATAATCACCATTTTCCATGTCATCACGAAGCATCTTCAATGCTTTGTTAATAAGTTTGTTACGAGCGTCAGTCATCGTCTGTGTTCTCCTTTGGATAATACACCTCTACAAGGCTGTTACATTTAGGGCATGACAATACAGTCATCATGACATAGGCATCATCTTCGTCTGAGATGTCATAGTCACTGCCCCATATAAGTTCTTTGTTACAGTGCCAACAGTTCAATTTTTCTCTCCCATAAATGATAACACTTATCTGTGTTAGTTGTCCAGTTGTCCATGCCATGCTCATCCTTGCATGGGTCACACTCATAGATGACACAAGCCACATGACCTTCAGTGCAAAATTCATCACCGAATATGTTCAGGTCAAACATCCTGTCATCAATCATGTAGCCTGACCACATATCTTCATCACCTGTTGTCAGGAACACAAGCATTTCTTCATCTGCTACCTTGGACAGTATCTCAAGTTCATGTGGTGCAAGTTGTAGTTCGTCACTCATCCTGCAATCTCCTTACTTTCTGGGTCACCATAGGTTGGGACGCCATTGTCACGCATCCATTCCATCTCTTCAGAGATACAAAACTCTTCGTCAAGTTCGGGACGCTCTGTGACTACACTTTTCACATCGTCAGTAGCCCAGTCATCCCCATCTACATACTCGCCAATGTACATCCAGCCTTCGTCAAGATAACGTGCAGATACTTTGAAGCCCATGTCTACCAGTTTATCAAAGACTTTGAAAGGTGGTGACCATGCAGTGTAGAAGTACAACTCAAGTGTGTTGGCATTAAGACGGTTACAATCGGCATCGTAGATTTCCCATTTAGTTCCCCAATTGTCAATACGCCAGTCATACCAACCTTCACCATCAAGTAACTTTTCATCCATAGGGATAATTGTCTGACACAAGGGTGTTTCATCTGTATTCATGAGGTTGTAAATCATGTCAATCATTTGGGTGTCATCATGTGACAGGATGACTCTGTTGTCTGTGTGATTAGGCATAGTTAAACTCCTTTTCTGTTCTGTTGGGCAGTGTGTTCAATGTGACATTCAAAGCATATCACCCTGCATTTACGCATTTCATTAATCAATCTTTTCAGATTGCCTGTTGCTAAGTTACCTATGTTATTTACCTTTGTCAATGGGTCTATGTGGTCAAGTTGTAACATCAATGGGTTGATGTCTTTGACCCCACATACACTGCATCCTTGTGATACTTTGTACTTGTTAATCCAATGCTTACGCCTTGCATTTTTGTATGCGTTCCTGTTTCTACGCAATGTTTCATGGCGATTGTAGGCATCTGGCTTGCGCCATTCTAACTGCCCATCATGGCGAATGCCATGCAATATACGTCCATCATCACGAACATGACCACGAAATATAGTCTTATTGTAATCATCAACTGTGTATTGATTACACATTGTCATACTCCTGTAAAAATTGGGTAGGGGCATCACCCTATGCAATGCCCCATGTGTTGTGCAGTTAGGCTGATGCCAGTTGATACTTAGTTCTGTAACCATTACGAACTACCTCAATATCAAAACCTTTCTTACGCAACTGCTTCACATTTTCTTTGAAGGTGGCAAGTGTGTCAATACCAGCCTCTTTCATAAGTGTCTGCTTGGTAACAGGATACGAACGATTAGCCATTGCCATGTACAACTTGTGT